CCATGTTAGGTGTCCTTTCCGAGCAACCATATGTAATTGATCTTGGCAGACGCCGCCGCTTCGATGACCTTGATTGACGTTACCGTTTCACCAACGGGGATAACGTCGGCATCGGCAGCAGCAAGGTAGAACGCGCCGTTACTTGCGGTCGGCGTCGTGCCGTCCATCGTGTAGTAGATAGCTTGCGTAATGGGCTGGATAGCCAAGTGCGTTGCGCCGTCTGGCTTTGTCAATGCGACGGCAGCCGACAGCGTGTTATAGACGCTATGGTTGCTGAGTGGTTCGTAGATGGTCGCCATGATTGTCCTTGTTATGAGTGCCGACCATGAGGCCCGAAGGCCCCATAGTCGAGACTGATTTAGCCTGCGATGAGTCGCTCGTCAATGCCAGCCTCGGCAGCCGTTGCCGTGTTGACAATGCCGCGTGAAAGGATAGCAACTGCCGAGAGGTACGTGCCTGTTGAGCCGTTGCCTGCGGTAGCTACGAGGTCGAGGTAACGCTCAACATCTTTGCAGTCCACTTCGATAACATAGACTTTGTTATCGTCGGTGTCCGTAGGGAGTGCCGATGTTGCGCCTGTGTCATTGAGCGACGTGCCAAAGACAGCGCCCGTGACGTCTGTCGAAGAGCCGATAGCGGAATCTTCGTCCATGACGACTTTCAACGCGCCCATTGTGATATCCGTTGCGCCCACCGTGACGACGAACGTGCACCAATCCCAGCCGAGCGTATCGACGGCGGTAGATGTGTACGTGCCGTTATCAACGATCACCCCCGGCGGGATGATATTGAGCAGCTTTGTTCCTTGCAAACCGATCATTGTATTGTCCTTGTTACGTGTTAGGAATTCTTGAGGGCGAGGCCAGCGAGTGCGCCGCGTGTCTGCGATGCTGCGGTAGCATTGTAGTTACCGTAGTCGTGAACATTCACGTCGAAGCGTTCGGTGATGACAACGTCGTTCACCTGCGTTCCGATGTTCTTGTCCGTTTCGATCGTGATGCCCTTACGGTCGCCGAAGTATGAACCCTGAGCGAAGTCACCGTAGATAAGCGGAACCGTGGAAACGGCTGTCGTCTGCGGCATGACTTGCGAGAACACGACAGGGATACCGTAGAACACCGGACGGGCAACGCCGTTGATGATCTCGGTAGCCGTCGTGCCACCTGCGTTGATAGCAAGGCGATGCATGACTTCGTAGTAGAACTGAGCAGAGCAAACGAACTGACCACGGAAGCCAGGATAGGCAGCGACCTTACCAAGCAGTTGGCTGATGTCGTCGTCCGTGATGGATGCCCATGTTGCGCCCGTAGCAAGCAGGATGCCCGCGTTGTTGTCCTTGTCAGCGTCGGTCGTCCACGTGCCGCTGTTAGCAGCCGTTTGAGCTTCCCACACCTTCGACACACCGAGCATACCGCCATACGTGTTCGTGCCATCACCGATCAAGTAGCACTTGTCTTCGAGGTCTGCGAGCTTGTACGCCGCGAAGTTGGTAATCTCATCGGCGATATCAACCATCGCGTCATCGCTGAGCGTCTGACGGAACTTCGTGCGAACGGCTGCGAGCTTTGCCGACAACGTGAGCGAACGATACACAAGGTCGGTATCCGTGATCTCGGAACCTTCCGTAATGAAGTAAGCGGTTTGACCCGATACTTCTTTCAGGATGTTGCGCGTCTCGGAACCCATGTTCACGACTTGTGCAAGCTGACGGGCAACGCCGCGCTCTTCACGGAGCTTCACGATAGCCGATTCCATTTCCTCTGGTACGAGGATACCGGCAGATGCGGAGTTAGCAGACGTGAGCGTCTTGATCTCGCCGTACTTCTCATTGTACCGCTTCTCTGCGCTCTTGTTGCCGTTGATGGCAGCAAGGAACAGACCTGACTTGTGGGCCGCTTCGTCAGACTCAAATACGCTTGTACGCGTACGTGACGCCTTGACTTCTACCGTGCTATTCGGCAGGGCGTTCACCGGCTGCGAGTTACGGATTGCCATGTTCTTTACCTCCGTCTTAGCGTCGATGGCGGCCTTCTTGAGGTTCATCTTGGCTTCGAGGTTTTTGAGTTGCTTGACTGTTTCGATCAGCTGAGCTTCGTCTACGGGTGTAGCGTCGTCAGCCGTCGAAGCTGTAAGGGCTTCTTGCACTGCGGTCAGTACGGCAGCCATCTCTTCGATGGTCGCTTCGGGATTACCCAGTACCGCCGCGATTTGGGCGAGGATTTCGTCCATGTTATTTGATTCCTTGTTTGATTAGATAGGTACGTGCTTCCTTTGCTGATAGCTTCTTCGGCTCATCCTTTGGCTGCGGAGTTGCCGCCGTGATAATCCGTAGTATCTCTTTGCGGGCTTTGCCAAGGTTGTTCGCTAGCTGCTGCAATACTGCCATGTTCGCAGCAGACAAAACGCGCCCTGCTTTCTCCCGCATATCGGCATGGTGGCCCAATGATTCCACGAAGGCCATAAGCTCAGTATCCAGAGCTTCCGCCTTTTGTGGCTGGGTCATTGCCGATTTGAGAGCCATCAACGAGGTTGCAGGGTTAGCCCCCACAAGCACTAGTGAGAATTCGTGTAGGTCTACTTCGTCGAGGTTGCGTAGGCCGTCTTCGCCAAACGAGTCCTTAACTACGCGGTAGCCAATGGAGAACTCATCAATCGTTCCAGCCTTCAAGTGTTCGTACGCTTCCGCGCCTTCCTTGGTATTCAACGCGAGTTTGCCCGTAGCCACAAGGCCGCCGTATTGCTTGGCTTCGTCTGGGAGTCTCGAGTCACCAGCTGGGACGGATTCCAACTCCGTTGCCACACCTACGGGACGCTCCCAGTTGTGGCCCCATAGAATCTTGACCGCCTTCCCGCGTGACTTGTACCGCTCCAGGGAAGCATCGAAGGCGGTGGACTTCACGCGTTCGCCGTACGAGTCGATCACGTCATAGACGGAAACAACAGCCGTGAATGTGCCATCTTCGCTTAGTGCGACTTTCGTTCCGTAGGCTTTGTATTCGAGGTCGTTCATGTTCGTATCCAAACAAAAAACGGGCATCGCCAGCGGTTAGCCAGCAATGCCCGTAGTGGAGGGGGACTTGGGGGAGGTATCGTGTACGTTATGTCAGGTCTATTTCCAATAGTCGTGCGATCCGTTCCAATTCGGTACGTGAGCGCATCTTGGTGACTCGGTTGCGTATCATGTTGCGGAGTCGCACATCAGAGGCGGTCATGCCCGCGTCGTAGTCCGTTGGCAACATAACATATTCGGACTGTGCTTGTTGCGACTTGTTCGGTCGTGTGGATAAATTCTTTTGCTTCATAGTTCTGATGCCCTCGCTGTTCCAAGTACACAACGGCAGTTGATACTATTCTCCGGCTCTGAGAACTTACCAGGCCCCATGCCTTCGTCACCGTCAATGGTGAACGGCTCGGATACGGCTACGTGTTCACCGTCTAATTCGGCGTGGCTGTCTCGCACGTCACCGTCTCGCATGGATACCCACACCTTAAACAGCTTCTTCTTGGGGTCTGGTTCGCGTTCATTCAAGCCGTTCCACGTGCTGACCTGTGTGGTCGTCGTCTGGGCACGTGCCGTCGTCCGTGCTATCACGTCGGCTTGTCCTTTGTACGCTTCGTCCATGCCCTGACGTAAGGCAACTGCCATATCGCTAGGACTTAGCCCCGCGTTCTTGTCAATGATACGGGCAACCTTTGCCTTCATGGTCTCGGTCGCCTGCGTCATCTTGGCTTGCACTTCGGCGTTCACGTCGGCTTTGATCTCATCAAAGAACGATGACACCGCGGCGAAGTCGGCCCCCGTCACGTCCATGAGTGCCAAGTCTACAAGCTCTTGCACCATCGTTGCCCGCATGGCTTCCGTCGAGGCCATGAACTTCTTAACTAGGGCTTGCACGTTGACGTTATCGGGGTCGAGCTTCTTGGCGGCCTTCGTCGTACCAAGTGCTGCGTTGGTCACGTCCTTAATCAGCTTGCGTACGTGTTCAAGGTACTTATCGCCGTGTCGGTTGTTGGCATCGTCGGTACGCTTCCAAATGCTTGCGGCCTTTTCTTCGTTGAGAGATAGGCGGTCGCCCTTGATAGCGAACAACGGGACGGCGTTATCATCACCGCCTTCCGCGTCCATTGCGCCGAATGCGGCTGGGGCCGGTGCAAGCTCCACCGAGAAGCGATTCCCCGTAGGCACTTCAGGCCATCCGAGGGCGACGCGTGCTTCGTTCTGTGTTATGATGTTAGCTGAGAATTGCGCCGTGATCTCGGCTTGTATTTCGTCGTCATTGGCTAGGGCAGCTACATTGGATGTGTCAAATTGGAGCTTATAGCCGCCGTTCAACTCACTCGCTAACCCGATGCTCATTTGTTCTTCCCAGCTATTCCACAACGGAACGCGGGTAAGCTCTGTGAACTCCTTGAAAGCGGATTCCATGTTGGAATAGGTGCTATTCATGAGCCCCGCGTAGGTCATGGCAACAACGGGGTGAACGCGGAACACGCCGCAAATACTAGATTCTAACTGCCCATAGATACCATCGGCTTGTAGCTCTGTCAGCGATTGCGCCATGCGCTCGTAGGACACGTCACCAGACAAGACGGCGATGTTGCCCTTACTTGTGCCGGAATATTTGTCTTTCCATTGCTGTTTAATCTGTTCCTTAGCCGCTTCACTTGTGCCTACCGGAACTTGCAGCACACCGCTAGGGACGCCGCCGTTCGCCATGAGGGAGTAGATGGTAGCGTCTAATTCGTTCTCCGTCCGGTGCTTCGTGACGCTCGTATCCCGGAT